GTCATTATTAAGAGTCTCATCGAACGTAGGAGTAGTTAGGTCGTTAAGCACATATATCGTTATCAACCCATTGTTAACAGCATCAGTAGATCCAGATGTTTGCAAAGGGCTAGGGCTAAACATCACTTCTGTATACCATGGTTGAGCTGCTTCAGTTAGCCATTCTCTTTCTTGATAATTGCCTATCTTAAGCTCAAAGTCACTAGTTTCGCCTATATCTACAACATGAGTAAAATGCACGTTGTCTTCATGTACCGCGACTGAGTCTTTGGGATCGTAAACTATTAACAATCTACCTCTATGGAAAGCTGATTTAACTATCTGAAATCGATATATAATAGATCCAGACCAATGCTTAAAGCAAGCTGCAACACCACACATTGCTGTCATATGTGTCTTAGCTGGAATACCTACACTACGTGATAAATAAGGAGAAACCTTATAATTCATCAACATAGTACCAGGTGCTGCGCTTCTTGACCATATAAACCTATTCAAGTATGAATCTCGACCGGCAATACTAGTAAATGATAATTCATCATCTGCCTTAAGATTAACGTCTAAAGGTGATATAGATGTTTCTTGTTTAACATCTAACGTTAATTTCATAGCACTAGACGTAGTATTAGTAACTGCCATTGAACCGACTATACGAGGAACCAAAGGTGCCGGTTCGGCTACCGCAATAGGTTTACTATATCCCAATGCAGATGCTACACTACTTGTAATTGTTGCTGCTTTCTCTACTGCCGAAGCATATGGTGCTAAAACTGGAATCTGCTTAACTGCACTAGCGACATTAGCTATATTTGTAGCTGTCTGACTAATCGGCTTGTTAACACTTTCACACTCTCGACCACTCTGTGGAGTTATAGAAGAAATATTTCTTATCGTAGGCCCTTGTAAATCGACCTCTTCAAACCATGCATATACTGTTATCGTTACAAATTGTTGAGCTACCGCTAAATTCTGATTAGCATGTTTGAGATTAACTACAGCATTGAATGCTAACTCCCCTAATTTCCATTGTTCAGGATCTTCCGTAAGGGAGAGGTATGTCCATGGATAATAGAACGGTAATATCATCTCAGCTCCTTCAGATATAGTAGGATCTAGGAAGACTTTGGGTCTTTGAGAAATACCCACAAAGTCTTGATCCGCTGCATCAGGATTTATCACAATTTGAAGTCGATTAGCTAGTGCTTGAAAAGGTAAATAAGTAACCATCATCCGACCATAGAAGAATCCATTTCCATTAACTACTATCTTAACATGACACTTGGCCTTAAAAAGATTATAGTTTGAGATTCTATTTGCTATTCGCTTATTAGTTAATAACGATGTCCAGGGATCTAATACTTGATTAAAAGTTGAAGGTCCCCATTGCCAACTAGCAATTTTAACAGGTCTAGATAAAAAGTCTTTCAAATCTACGGGATCATTAGAAAT